GGTTTGGCCATTGCGCACCGTACCGATCAAGGTAGTTTGGTCGGGGTAGTTCGGGAATCCGATGGTACGGGAAACCTGAGCCTCGCCCTGAGTGAACACAGCGATAGATTCGCCAGATGGAATAGTGACGGTGGCTTCGCCATTCACTGCAACAAAGTTAGACATGATTTTCCTTTCTGAATTTTGAAAAGGCCGGGATGACCCGGCCCGTTATATCTTAGGTCTGCGAGAACATGATCACGCCGGACATCTCTGGCTGCTTGTTCACAACGCCGAACAGGGTATCCAAACGGTACTTGGTCTTCATGGTGTTGATGTCGTATTGCTTCTGCATAACCAGCTCAATACCTTGGTCAGTAGATGCACGCATCACAGCCGCGCCAGCGTCAGAGGGAACAGCATAGCGGCCAGGCAAGATTTCCAGGCTATCACGCTGCCAGAACGGGTTCACAAAGTTGCTGACCGTGTTCAAGAACACGATAGAAGCATTGGAAGCCGTCGAGGTTGCAACGCAGTTTTGATACTGGACTTCAGCATCGGTGCCACCTTGGGCGGTAATCAGGGGTGGGCTGATGACCAGGGTGGTAGAGCTGGGCACAGAGATGACGCGGAAGGTCTTCAACTGGCCGGTATCGCCCTTGGTGATGTGATGCACAGCATTGATGCCTGCAATGGTGAACGCATCGCCAGCGGCGACGTTGGTCGTGCTGGAAATGGTGATCGTCTGGAAACGGTTATCAACGTTCGAGGTTTCACCGGTAGCAGCGACCGAGGTGGCCTTAGGAACGTAGTAATTGCCAGCAGAAGCGCGGGTATCAACGGTCAGACCTGCACCGCCAGCAGCTGCAGCCTTGCGGTTAGCGTAGTCAAACTTATACGTGCCGAAGCTTGCCATCTCGCCGACGAATGCCTTGCGCAGTGCGCGATCACTGATCTCGTTACCGAAAGAGCGGGAAGCTTTCGAAAGGTCGTTAGCCATGCCGTTGTAGTCGCGGGTGGAAAGGGCAAGGAAACGATCGTAAGAAGGAACGCCTTGCTCGTTCATGATGGCTTCGCACTGGGCGACGTCATCAAAGCCGGAAGCAGCAGAAGTGCGCTTCACGAACAGGGTGCCTTGATTGGCGGCCACGTTCATGATTGCCACGTTGATGTCAGAAGCCAGCTTTTGCTTGGCAGCATCACCGAGGCGACCCTCTTGCAGGCTGTCACGCAATTCGGTTGCGGTCATGACCCAGGGGACAGACTTGCTAAAACCGATGGTGGCAGGCACAGACAATTGGGTGAAGTCGTCGAAATTGGACGACATATCAGTGCCACTGTAAGAGGTGGCAATGTAGGGTTGTGGACGCCAGATAACGTTGTTGGTACGCTCCATCATCGTTTGATCGGTGCGGTATACAGCGACGTTTTTGCTCAAAACCAGAGCATCTTGAAAGCCTTCGAGGATGTCCTCAAACGCGACCCGTTCCTCTTTCGAAAATGAATTAGCCATGATATTTCCTTAAGTTTAGTTGCGCTTCTGCCGACGATATTCCATGACCTTTGTATAGTCACCAGTTCGTTCAGCCTCTGCACGTAGCCTATTGAGTGTTGAATCAACCGACGCAGAAGATACTACACGCCCAGAATTCTGAACGATTTTCTCCGGTGCCGGAGCTGACTTGCGATTGCTGACTTTCAAATCTTTCTCCAGTCTGGCCACCGCGAAAGCAAATTCCACAGGATCACTGAGTTTTGCAAGTTCTGCGGCCTTTTTTGGGTTCTTCCCAAGAGCGTAAACAAGCAGAGCAGGATTATTCGCACCGCGAACAATGATGCCTTGCTGTGTCACATTAAAGAGTTCTTGAGCAGTGGCTTCCGCATCTTCGTAATCCTTTACTTTTAGCTCTGCCTTGTTTCTTGAATAGGCTTCTAACCTATCCTTCCACACCTTATCTTGATCGGCCTGTTGCTGCCGAACCTTCTCAGACTCAAGTTCGAATTTACGTTTCTGCTCGTGCCATTCCTCAAGCTTTTGCTCGTACAAATCCGCGTCGTAATCAAAGTGTTCTAGTTTCGGCTTCGGCCCTGGTTCACCGATTTTTTGCTCAGGTTTTTGGAAACTTTCAAGCCTTGATTGCAGCTCACGGTTTTGACGTTGCAAATCTCTATGCGACTTCCTTAGCTCTCGCACCCATTCAGGTGCTTTCGTTTGCTCAACTTCCTGGGGTGGCGATTCCCCATCAATCGAAACAACAACCTCGTCCTCCGCCTCTTGATCGTCTTGAGCTTCAGATTCCTCAATAACTTCTGAGGTTTCCTCCGCAACATCTTCAACAATCTCAAGTTCTTCGGATTGGATGTCTTCCGTATCGTCTGCCTGTTTCATTTTTGATCCCAAACTCACCCGAAATAGGCCGGGTGGATGCCTTTACATAATTCTGAGCCTATTGTAACGGATTGACAATAGGCATTCCTTGTGGTTCAGGAATAACGTTTTGCTGCGATACCTGAGCCGCGTTGATTGCAATATCTTGTTCAGTCAGCCCAGCCTTGGCCATCGTTTCAGCCGTCTTAGCCCGCGACAATTCAGCGTCTGCAATCGTCTTGACGGTATCAGCCCGAGCCTTGGCGGCCTTCGCCGTTGCTTCTTCTGCTGCGGCCTGCAGGAAGATTGCATTCGGATCTTGACGACCTTTGGCCTCGGCCTGCATCTCTTGCGCTTCTTCGTCAGTTGGCTTGATAACGCCAGCGCGAACCATCTGCTTGCGGAAATATTCGCGTATGTCGCTGATTCCCTCGCCTTCCATGTTCATCAGCGCCATGGATTGCAGGATCTGTTTTGTCTGTGGGTCGTCAGTAATCGCCAGCATCCCGGTAAGCGCCTTGACCATCGCGGCCCGTTTGCTCTGGCTGCTCGGTCCAACATCAACGTCCACATCGAAATTGGCCGAGGTCAAATCGTTTTCAAGCTCTACCTCTCCAGTCTCGCCGATAATTGGCCGCATCATTTCGATCTGTGACGTCTTGCCTTCAGGAGAGACCGTTTTCATCTTGCGGCCTTCCTCGACGTAGATTTCTTTGGCCATCGAGAGCCAAATCTCACCAGAGCGCCGCTGACCCTTGGCAAAGTTTGACATGTAGATGTAGGCCTGCATGTCAAGACGCTGCTGGATCATCTCCACGGCTTCGCCGCTGATGTTCGAGACGACCTTATCAGCACCAGCCTGATTGCCTAGGATCTCCTGCATATCCTGTTCGGTAATCTGCAGCAGTGCGGCCATGGCCGGAGGAACCTGGGGAGGCTTGGTATATGCCACCGGGCCGCCGATCTGTTGGGAGCCATCTGGACCCGTGATCGGATTCACCAGCAAATACGGATAGTCCTTGAGGTTATCCTCGGCCCACATCATTTGATGCCCGGCAACCTGCTCAGGGGTCATGATCGGCTTTTCAACGCTAGACAGTGCGCTGATCTCGCCCAACTTGCTAAGCTGCATGTTCTTGAGCCGCTGAGCATCCTTGGCCAGCCTAACGTGCCCCATACACCGCTCAATGTTGTCCACAAACCAGCGTTTACCGTACACAGGCACGATTGGGATGCAATTGCCTGCAATGTAGCCAGCATCCTCAAGCACCTTGCCGCCGCTCATGATGTACTTATGTACCTTCTTGCGCTTGATCTTGCGCTGCCTGACCTCACGAGTACCGATTGCGGCCAGGGTGTTCTCTAGCTCTGGATCGTTCTCAAAATCGGCTTCACGGTATTTTTCTTCGGTACCGTCAATAGATTGAAAGATCCGCAGGGTCTCGGATACTTCTTCAACTTCATAGTATTCGGCAACGTAAACAACGTCCGGGGTACACCAGTCGAATTCGAACTGATGAATGATCTTCGGCCAGTCGCTCGGGTCATCGCCCCACGTATCTTTATAAGCCTCTCGGGTCATCGAGGTGATGACGTAGCAGTGCTTTGCATCAGCCTTGTCTTGGCGCTTTGCATTCAGGTCGAAGAACACCGAGCTATCAGCATCGAAAATAGGCTCAATCTTGATCCGCTGACGCTCGTTATCCTCATCCGATTCGTCCTCGTACACAGTGCGAAGACGCCAAGCACCGAAGCCACCAGCAACAGCTTCTTCGAATGCATTGTCGTATGCCTCCTCGGCCACAGAGTCTTTCTCATCTGCCCTGAACAATCCGTCGCAGACATCGGCTAGGCTCTGCTCCTGGTCGTCCTTGCTGACGTAATCAACCGTAATTCGATTGTTCCGATATTCGTTGATGATGCGAATGACGGCTAGGTGAACCTTGTTCACCTCAAACTTAGGTTTGTTCTCGTAAATATCCTGGAGCGGCCCCTCCCACTGAGCCCCAGCCAGCGAATAGAAACGCCGATCCTGCAGGCATTGCAGCCGCTCATCTCGCAGCGCCGATTGAATATCATTAAACTGCCTGAGCGCTCGCTGATGTAATTCAGCAAGCCGCTGTTCTTTTGACATGCGTGCCATAAATCGCCCCTTTTAGCAAGTTTACCATTTGTTCATGCTCGGGATAGGCACGAAATTAGTTGGCCTCTGCACAACCGCAGCCCGTCGCACCCCCTCGCAAGCGTACCGCAGCGCGTCAATAACGTGATTCTTTTTATCCTGAAGGATCGGAAGAACCTTCCCCGTCAGCGGATCTGTTTTAAAACTGTAAAAAGTGAGCTCGTCGATTGTGTGAGTGCATCGAGGGTGAACAACGATGTCGTAAGACTTGAGCCACTCAATACCCTCCTCGACCGACTTAGCCCCTTTGACAGCAGGCATGATCTTCGGGAAACCGTTTTTGCGGAGGTGACTAATCGTCTCGGGCCTCGATGAGTCAGCGACCATCGGCCACCGCTCGGAGTCCGGTACTGTATGAAATAGGCTAGGCGTGTCGACGATTTCGCAGCCTACTTGATACGCCTCATGGTCAATGTAGAGCGTGCGGCCTACGATATGACAGCGCACTAGAACTGTCGGATCCGTGGCAAATCCCCAGTCAGCGCCGAGTCGGTGAATCGCATCTGCGGAAGCCTCAAAGTCTTCGATCCGCCAGTTTTTGAACACGCGCGAACTGCTGTTCTGAACATATCCGCCTCGCCAAACGTGGGCATATTTGTCAGGGTCGCGGCCTCTGTCGTATTCCATCTCGGCCCGCAAAACGTCCGGGAACCACGGGTTGTCTGAGTAGTTGACCTCAATGACCTTGGCGCTCGGTGGAGGATTGTCGCCGCGTAGCAGAGAATCAACCGGGTCTGTAGATTGTGACGGGTTCCAGGTGAACCACAGCTCTGAGCCTGGCTTGCGGATCGTCGGACGAAGTAAATCCAAGCTTCGCTGCGACAGGCTCTGTGCCTCCTCGACCCATGCGCAATCGTAGCCCTCCAGCGATTTGATAGAGTCAGCCGTGTGATTCTGCATCCCCTGGAAGATGATCGCCCCGTCGCCCTTCTTTGACTTGATGACGGCTTCCTGCACCTCGAAGTAGGCGCCAGCATTCATAGCTTCAATTTTGTTCTCTAGCAATCGTTTGACCGACTGAGCCAGAGATTTCTGAACTTCACGAACGCACACGCTTCGACGTTTCTGATCAAGCAGGTGAGACTCAATCAGCATCTCTGCGAAGAAATGCGACTTGCCCGAGCCTCGGCCGCCGTGAGCGCCTTTGTATCGAGCCGGGTCAAGAAGTGGGACGGCCCAGGCTGGGGTCTGGAGTTGCAGAACCTTACCCATTCTTGACTATCACCCGCTCGATCTTTGTGAACTCAAGGGGCGCACCATCGGCACCGGTCAGCTCATGCTTTTGGGTTTCTGCCCAGCGCATCTGGGTCTTGCTCCACCAGATCATCGCCGCCGTGTCGCCACCCATCGCCTTCTGGAACAGCGTCCGACCGACGCCAGAGTTGGCCTTGGCCTTGCCGGCAACCAGCTCGGTGGCAAAGTGAGCGCGCAGCGTATCGACGTGAATTCCATCGCGCACTAGGACTGCTATCTGTTCGATGGGGAGGCCATAACCTGACATTGCCTCGACCTGTTTGCGTTCAGAATCGGTAGGCTCAAAGGCTGGTCTGCCTGCATCAGGTCGTGCGCCTCCGTTGGATTTTCTTCCATCCTGCTTTTTTAGAACGGGTTTTTCAATTTTTGCCATTAGTAACCTCCGCGAAAGGTTGTCCAGTTTCTGCGTGAACTGCGATTTTGCCTGTGAAGTCTTGCCAGCGCTTAACGATGACGTCAACAAACCTCGGATCAAACTCCATGATGAAGGCTTGAGCGCCATGTTTTTCTGCTGCAATCAACGTCGAACCAGATCCACCAAAGAAGTCAGCAACTGTTTTTACCGACAAATTAAACCGCTTCAAAATCCATTCCATCAATGCCACCGGCTTTTGGGTTGGATGGACTCGGTTCGTCTTTTCTGATGCAAGGGTGAACTGCCGAACAACGCTGCGAAAATTTGCCCAGGCCAGTTCGCAGTCGGTTTGATCTGATTGCCCATTGTTTTTGTCCCACACCAGCCAGCATTCGCTGTCGGGCAAAACGGAGCAGTAGTAATTCGCTCCCAACCAGATCTGCTTTGCATCTGGCCACATGCCATAGATCAATTGAAATGCGTCCTTTGCAACATCTGGGGTGTCGTCTCCAAGAATGTCTTGCTTGTAGTTCTTTTTCAAAACTGAAGATTTGCTGACTGCATTCATTCCATAAGGCGGGTCGGTATGGATGCAATCAGGAGTTGTGCCATTCATCGGCCAGCATGGTGCTGTTGCCGCACATCAGTCGATGTTGACCAAGAATCCAAACATCGCCAAGCACCGTGACCGGCTGCGCAGGCACCTCGGGCACATCATCCTCATCCGTCATGCCAGGCTCAATCTGTTCCGGCATCATCGCCTCGATCTCCTCATCGGTAAACCCCACCAAGTCCAAATCAAACCCAAGATCACCCAGCTCTCCCAGCTCGAGAGCAAGCAGCTCGTTGTCCCAGCCAGCGTTCAGCGCTAGTTTGTTGTCAGCGATGACGTAGGCCCGCTTTTGTGCATCTGTCCAGCCTGTAGCAACGATCACTGGAACCTCTTTCAGCCCCAGCTTGCGAGCTGCTGCTAGTCTTCCGTGACCTGCGATGACCGAATGTTGATCGTCGATAAGAATGGGTGTAGTGAATCCCCACTCCT